GAAAAGTATAAAAACGGTGTATCTAAAAAAGTTATTTATGAAATGCTGGGAATAAAGGAGTAAGTATGACAGTGCAGAATTTATGCGATGAATTAACCACACTTGCACACACAGGACTTGCACAGGCTGAGGTTTGCTTCATGGATGGCTATGAAGTGAAGAACATTGAAAAGGTCATCATTATTGATGAACAGAATATCCAATTAAAAGGACAGGAAGATGAACAATCACGAACAAGTTATTAAAAACTATCTGGAAACACAGATAATTGAAGATGCAGCTTTGAGAGAAAAGTACGATGCAAAAAAACTTAGCGCTTGCTATAAGTACATTGTATCTCAGGCCAGAAAACAGGCGGACAACGGGTGCGCCATGATTGATGATGCAGTCGTTTATAAATGGGCAAGAGACTTCTATCTTGAAGGACCACAGAAAGAAGAAGAACCAGAAGAGGAAGAAACTCTCGAAGAAGAAAAGAAACCTATTCCCAAGGAAAAGAAAGAAGTCTTCACACAGAAAGACGGTGTTACTTACGATTCAGACGGAAACGGGATGTTATTCTAGGAGGCCTTTATGTTTTTGTGTACTTACGAAGATAGAATAACAGTTGTAGACGGAAAGCTTTGTAGAATAGTAAACGCTACTGCCAGAAGAAGAGGCTATGAACACTTAAACTTAGATATTTACAGAGAGTTTGAAGATGAAACAGCCGACTGCAGAAACCTTTATTATTCAATGATGGGAGGCTATAGAGTGGCTTTTCCTGGCACTAAGAACGCATACAACGAAATAGAGCCGGAAGAAGATTTCTCTAAAACACCTTTAATCAAGTGCTTTCCTCATCACGTTTTATCAGCTCATGAAATCGGGCTTATTGCCCTTAAATATGACGGATTCTTTTATATCCTTAAAAAATGGAATGCAACCTCTGACGTTGTTTTCAAGGCTTTAAGGCTCTGGAAAGAACACAAGGAAATAGAGTTTATGCTGGCTGCAGGTTATGACAGAATCGCGCTTAATAAATCATTCTGGAAGTGTTCAGAAAAGAGAAGAAAAGAAATCGTTATGTTTATGAAAACAGACGAAAGGTTAAAGGGATATTCTCTTAAAGATGTTCAGCAGATGATGAAATATAAAATCTCTGTAGATGAATATAAAAGATTTATAAATTTCCCTTATTCATACAAACTTAATTATCCGGCTTTTAAGTTCTTAGAGAAACACGACAAGTTAACTTATAACGGAGTAGCGCTTTATTGTGATTACAAGAAAATGCTTAATGCATCAGGCCACAAGAAAGATGACTACTGGCTTTATCCTAAAGACTTACAGAAAAAGCATGACGACTTATTCAAAGAGCTTGAGAGACGGGCACTATTGAAGAAAGAAGAAGAGCTTAAAAAGAAACAGGAAGCCTACAGTAAGGCCATTAAAAAATATCTTTCATCAGGTAAGGAAATCGACGGCTATTCCGTTTATGTTCCAGATGATGTATTAGACATAAACTATCAGGCTGAATATCTGCATCAATGTTTAATAACCGCGGACTACATCAAGAAGGTTATAGATAAGCGTTGTGTTCTGGTATTCATCAGAAAGAATAAAAAGCCGGTTGCAACAGTAGAACTTCTGCCCCGAAAAAAGATCGGGCAGTTTTACGCAAACGAGCTAGACAGAAATAACTGTCTTCCAACAGAAGAAGTTAAGGAAGTCTTTAATAAATGGTTAATGGCAGCATAAAGGAGGTTAAACCATGAAAACTAGAGTTGAAGAATTAGAAAACGTTTTATTAGATCAGATTGAAAAACTGAATGACGACAGTTATCTTGAAGATACAGAAAAAGCAAAGGTTTTAATTGAACGCTCAAAGACTATATCAGGACTTGCCAATTCTTTTATAAACGTACAGCAGACTAAGTTAGACGTAGTAAGGGAATTAAACAAAGGCGGCAATCTGTACGAAAGTTATTTAGGTATTGAATCTAAGTCTCCGGTAGGTAAAGCATGAAGAATTTCCGAACAATTTGGAACGACGATACAAACGGCTTTATCCTGAAAAATAGAGATATGGTGTTCCAGCATAAAGCATTTTACGAAGCTTTTATGAAAGAATTCCCTGATTCAAGAGTTACCTACTGCGCGTTTAAGAATCAATGCTGTAGACTTGGAGTTGTATCAAGGAAAAACCCGCACGGCGCTTGTAAATGCCGCCCTCTTTATTCTGAACAGGTTAAAAAGGGATATGTCAGAATTAAGATTGCACAGCCTAACGTATGGGTTATGAAATCTAAGTGGGTATATATGGAAACGCACCCTTGGGAAGACTTTTCAGAGCCTTCTGAATATATATTTTTGGATGGAAACATAAGAAACTTTCATCCAGATAATATTGAGCGTCTGCCTAGAAAACTACAGACTTTATTCATACAGTTTGGAGGTAGAGCAGACACACCGGAGGTTACTCGTTTTAGAATAACTCAGGCAAAGCTCAAAAAAGCACTTCTGGACAGGGGCGAACAATTAGGGCTTGTTTGCAGGACCGGCAATACGAGAACTTTTATTGAAGACCGTAATGCCAGACAGCGCGCACGGATGAAAAGACTTCTACAAGACGATAAGTTCAGGGAAGAATTCAACCGTAAGCGCAGGGAAGCAAAACAAAGGATAAAAGAAAGCGACCCAGAACGCTACAAGAAAATGCTGGAATACCAAAGAGCAGCAGATAAGCGTTATTGGGAAAGACAAAGGAGAAATGGGAAATGAAAAAAAGTGATCTGATTATTTCTATCTTGATTGGGCTTATATTCTCAACTTGTTTTGGGTATATAATTTATATGATTATCTTTTTAATCAAATCTATGAAAGGAATGTAAACATGAGAAAAACTTATTTTACGAAAGAACAGCGCAAGTGGTGGACTAATAACTACAATCAGGTTTTGCATGGTTCCACCGGACAAAGAAAGAGCCGTAAAAGCCCCGAACTGTTTGCAGCGTTCAAAGAGTACATCGACAAGAGCAAGGAACTTCTACAGCTTAAAACAGATATTATTAAAAAGTTCTTTGGTTAAAATAAGAGAGGCCCCCGAAAGAGCCTCTGCAGAAAAATAAAAAAAAAATTAGAGATGAATTTATGTCTACTGACATTATCGTCATTTTTTAATATTTTATCAACAATAAAAAAGGAGTACCCCGTAAAAAGAGTACCCCTTTTTTTATTCATTCATCAGATTACAATGTATAACCGAGAACTCCTGTGTAGCTTGAATCTGGAATAAGACCAACACCACAAACAGAAGGATTTGTTACAACGAATGAACCGTAGAAGAGTAAAGAAACCTGTGTAGAAGGTCCGTCGTCGCTGTCGTCTCCAGATTTTACATTTAAATAATCATCGAAGATTAAGCCGTAAGGACTGTTTTCTTTTCCTTCGTTGTCCATAGCTTCAACATTCTGTTTACCAGGATTGTTGTCTACAATACCATCATCAACCTTGTCTGTGTTTGTGTAAGACCACAATTCAACAGCCTTTGAATCAAGTACATAGAACTTGCCCTTTGGACAGTATGGGTCATCAATGATGTTTTCAATGTAGTTTGTTGAGAAACTTGCAGATACTTCTGAAATTCCTACAGAAGCGTTTTTCTTTTCTTTTGTAGAAGTTGCTGTGAAGTATGTGTTTGTTGTTTCAATTTCTGCAGCAAGTTTAGCAAAGTCTGCATCATTCATGATAATCATATCAGCTTCTGAACCCTGACGGCGAAGCTTTCTGATTAAGTTCTGAACAGCTGTTGAAACTTTTTCAGAATTTGAAGCAGGAAGATAGAAAGCACCAGCGAGACGATCTGCAGCAGTAGAACGGTCTACTCCGAAGAAGTCATCGTCAATGTAACCTGTCCATGTTGAACCTGAACGAGTAGCAACCATTGGAAGCCATCCGTCAAGACCAACTGGCATATTGCCCTGTGAACCGCGGATACAAACAATAGAACCACTTGATACAGTAGCTGTATAAGATGGTGTTACGTTTACTGTGTTTCCGTTGATAGAGTTTACAGTAGCATAGTTTGATGCATTTTCAGAAGCGGCGATTGTTGATTTGAATACGAGTTCTGAACCAACATCAATTTTCATAATTGCATCGTCAGAAAGTGTGATATCGATAGCTGTACTTGTTACAAAGCTGTAAGAAGAACCAGTTACTCCGATTTCACCATAACCACGGCCATAAAGAGCAGCGGCAAGAGTTTTGCGGAATGCTTCAGTAGCAGCAAACATTTTGTTACCAGCAACTTTCATGTAAGCACCGCGTTTTGATACAGAAGCCTGAACTTCTGCAGCTGTCATTGAATAAACACTGAACAAGCGTCCTGGCTGTACAGAGAACTCAGCGTTCTTTGAAGCTTTGAGAGCGTTTGCTTTTGCTGTGTTGAAGTTTGAAGATACAGCACCACCGCGGCCATAGAGAGCTGCGAAGTTCTGTGTCTTTCCTTCTACACGTGTTTTTTCAATTTTCTTCAACACTGGTGAGTTTCTGAAAAGAAGGTTTTCAACACCGTCTTTATACCAGGTTTTAAGAATGGCTGTTATAGCCTGATCATTAGAAATTCCCATAATTATTTTCTCCTTTAATCATTGGGGTAATTTTATCAAGGGCGCATTTTTCGTAGCGTCCAACCATCCAACCTATTACTTTATATGTAATCTTAAATGCAAAGAAGCAAATAAGAGAACATTAATAATAAAATAAATCAAAGATGCCGGAAAGCAAGGAACCGCAAGAGTTACAATACTAAACATCACAAAGCAAACATAAAGAGTTATTAAAAGGCTTTTCTTTGTTAAAAAATCTTTCAACTTAGTAAGCATTTATAACCCCCTAGGCTGTAGGCTTTGGATTTTCAATTTCTGCTACATAATAAGCAGCGGCAAGGATTTCTTCTGCTGTGTCTGCAGATGAAGGATAACCCCATGCAACTTTAATTGTATCTGTAGCGGCTGCAACGTCTTCAAAAGTTACAGTGAGGTCTGTTCCGATTGCATCACTGTCAAGAATAGCGCTTTCTGTTACGTCAATGATTGCCCAGTTTGTGAAGTCCTGAATATCAGCAAATTCAATCAATACCGGGGCTGTGTCTTTGTAGTCTACTGCAGTTTCAGAAGGTGTCTGTTTTGCAATAGTTGGAGTTGTTGTAACTGTATAAGTTACTTTATCCATAGCGCCATAATCAGAAGAAGGCTCTATTTCACCTGTAACAGCGTTAATAGTTGCCACTCTGTTTTTTTCAATCTTTCCGTCTGCAACAGGCACTTCTTCGTGATTGATTTCAAGATAGTCTACCTGTTCATGACTGTTAACAGAGATTTTAGTAATATGATAGTTTCCACTCTTTTTCATTTGTTAACCTCTCTGTTTTTCAAGGTCTTCTTCAAGCTCTTTCATGAATTCTTCAAGTTCTTCTTCGCTTGCTTCTTCTTCGTCAGATTCAGCCTCTTCTTCGTCAGCCTTTGCTTCTTCTGCATCAGCTTCTTCTTTCTTTTCTTCGGCTTCGTCTTTTGCTTCTTCAATGAGTTCTTCTTTTGCTTCTGCTGCCTCTGGCTCTGCTTCAACAGCTTCTGCAACAGGCTCTCCATCAACGGTTACGTCTGTTTCAACTTTTCCGTCTTCCGAAACGTCTGCTTTAACTTCAACTTCTGATTCTGCCCCGAAAGCCTTAGAAACTCTGTCAAGCTGGTTTGTTACCTTTGCAATAAGATCAGCTACATAAGCGTCAGATTCCGGCTTTTCTTCAAGTGAATCATAGTCTTCAAAAGCCTTTGTAGCAAGGTCGAAGTCTTCACCTTCAATAGCCTTTAATTTTTCATTGAATGGAGAAAGCTGTTCATCATATTTGCTCTTGAACTCTGCTTTTCTTTCATCAGTTTCAAATCTATCAAAGGCTTCCTGTGCTGGCTTCATAACTTCTTCATAGATAACCTTTTCAAGAATGTTCATTCTTTCATTAAGGTTATCAAGTTTAGCTAAGATTTCTTCATTTAATTCCATAGTTGGTTCTCCTATATATTATAAATAGATATTTTATACGACATAATTGTCAGTCATCGTATTTGCAACGTTAATGTTTTCCGGGGCTATTTCAGGTGCCGGAGGGATGGCTTCATTCATCATACCGGCATTCATTGGCTCGCCCATTGGCATTTCTCCCGTCATCGGCTGTTCTCCCATTGGTTGCTCTGTTGGTGCGCCTTCTGGAGGAACTTCTTCCTCTTCCGGCCTCATGGCTTCCGATGTATCCTGAATAGCATTGTAAAGCAACATCAATTTATCAATGTCTGCTTTATTCTGTTCATAGTTAGCACCTCTTAAAGATAACATCATATTAAGACATTCTTCTTTAAGTGTTGGTATTGGAATATATGGAGGAATGACTGGAACTTCATCACCTTCAATTGTTTCTTTAATCAGGCTCATAACAGCATTCAACGCATTTGTTGTAATGTTGTATGCGCTTTCAATATCAGGCAATTCAAGGTATTTAGCAATATGAGACTGAGGAATAATTCCAGCCTGTGCTAAAGACTGTAACTGCTGGAGTTTTGTAGAAGGGTCTTTTGAAAGACTTTCAGCAGCAGAGAATTGAATATTAAAGCTCTTTGCTGCACCGATTAAATCATCCCAGTTGAGCATAGCCCTTGTTTTTTCCTGTGGAAGAATTAATTCTTTTGCATCAAGAATATTAATACATTTCTTTGCTAAATCTACATAACATCTGATAACCTGATTCAATTGAGTTTCAAAACGATCTGATTCGATATTTTCCATAGTGCTTAAAGCAATACCGGAATTAAGGCCCTGCGGCTTTTGTGATGTTGCAGAAAGCTGAGAAATACCAACAAGCTCGTATGCATCCTGTTTGTATTTGTCAATCAAGTCTCTGTACTGAGGGTCAATAATTCTCTGTTCATCACAGATAACCGGCACTCCGCTTGCACCTGGAATAGGTCTATAAGGGATAACCTGTCCCACTTCATTATTAAGAGAGCCTGCCTTTACGTCTGTACCTTCTGGTACCCAGTATGTTTTAGGCATGTTTCTTTTGGCTGCAATTGCACAGGTTTTCATTAAGTTGTCTATCTGGTCCTGTATACCAAAAAGCACATCAACAACAGAAGAACAGCTAGAACCAAAGAGAGGCTTATTATAGTAAATCTGTACAAAAGGTAATTCTTTTTCATACGTTTCAATACTGTTATAATTTGCTTCTGGAATCCATACATAAAACACCTTCTCTTTAGTGTTCCAGTATCTTGTATATGTTATCAAGTCCTGATTTGTTTTTATATCAAAAGGCAGCAGAGCTTTAGGATATTTCTTACATTCCCATAAAAGCTCTGTATTTTTGTTATAACTGTCTTCTGCCGGATTTGTGTAAACTGTCCATGGTAACATTCTTTCAATGCTGGTGTTTGAAATAAATACCAATCCTCTCTCAAAGATACATGCATCCTTAAAAGCGAGGGTAATAATATCATTTACATTGTATTCATCAAAAAGAATGTCAAAGAACTGCTGAGCCTGTGTACAAAGCTCGAAGTCTTTCCACGAACCGTTAACGCTGTTAAAGAAAGGTCTTACTTTCTGACATGCTATTTTTGATGTTAAAGTGTCTACACAAGAGCGGATAACGTTTTCATTTACGTTGTTAGTTGTTTCTCCGTTCCAGTAATAGCCTACAGACTGATATCTGTCTAAATCATCAAAAGTAATGTGATTGTCATATTCATACATCCATAAATTACGAAGCATTTTATAACGCTTGTTTTCATTTACAGATTTGAGATAAGAAACCTTTTGTCTGATTCTATCATAACGCATCTACCAGCCTCCTTTATCCTCTGCACTAGGCTGCTGTAAAGGTTGAGGTTGACCCATTGGAGATTGCGACATAGCATTTAATACAGTAGCCTGCATGTCATTTGCAATCCCTTTGAGCTTTTTTGATTCTTCATCTCTTGCTTTCTGTTCTGCAAGAAGTCTGTTTGTATCAACTGAATAATCAAGTCCTAAGTTCATTTATCACCTCTCTTAAAGAATGGACTGTCTATTTTGTGAGTAAGGTCTTTTCCCTTATCTTCTGAAATAGACGGGTCCATTACAATGTCTTTAATTACCTTTACGGCAATAACTTTAGTGAGTAAGTTTTTTATACCAGCATTGTTATT